GTTCACCCCGCCCTTCGGGGCCGGCTTGGCGGCGGCCGGGTTGGGGTTGGGCGGCTTGGACATGGCCTGGGCCTTCGCCAGGTCCTCGGGCGTGGTGCCGAGCGGGACCATGTTCATCGGCTGCAGGAACACGTCGCCGCCCTCGGGGATCGGCGGCATGTCCTCAAGCTTGCGGATGTCGTCGGCACAGAAGGCGCCGATCTCGCGCATGACGCGGTAGTACTCGGCACGCGAGGTGGTGTCGCCGCGCAGCAGGCCCTCGATGGCGTACTTGGCCCGCTGGCCGTCCGGCAGCAGCTCCTTGGTCACCCGCTGCTCGGTGGGCGCCAGCCAGCCGGGGTGCAGGTCGAACTTCACGAAGCCAGTGGCCTGCTGCTCCAGGCCGGTGCCCCAGCTCGTGGACTTCATGGTCTGGAACATGAGGTAGGGCGGGATGCCGAAGAACCGGGCCAGCTCCGTGACCTGGAAGTCGCGCGACTCCAGCATCTGGGCGTCCGCGCTGGGCATCGTCATGGACTCGAAGCTCACGCCGGCGTCCAGCACGGCCACCTCGTGCGCCCGGCCGCTGCCGGCGAACTTCTCCTTCCATCTGCGCTGCAACGCATCCGCGGAGTCCTTGGACAGCCGCTGCTCGGTCTGCAGCACGCCAGAGAGCAGGTTGCCCGACGCGAAGAGCCGGGAGGCCGACTGCTCGGCCGCGATGGACAGCCCGATGGCGTTGGTAGCCAACCGAACCGGCGACACGCCGGTGACCCCGTCGTAGTTGAACCCGGGCACGTGGAAGATCTCGCGCGGGGTGAACGACTCGACCTCGCCGTTGTCCTTGGTGAACTCGAAGATCTTGCCAGTCGGGTTCTCCGGGATCGGCTTGCGCGCCTTGCCGACCCGCATCCGCCACGGCGAGATCGGGAACAGGTTGATGACCTCGCCAGCGTTGTTCCGGATCTTCTGGGTGTAGCTGTTGCCCCACAGGCAGCGATGGGCGTAGGACAGCCGCCACAGCTCGCAGATGGTGAGGTCGGGGTGCGGGTCGTCCAGCAGCGCGTTGTCGACCTGCTCGTCACCCTCGTAGACGTGCAGCGGCAGCGCGCCGCCCAAGTTGGACAGCAGGTTGGTCCCGCGCCAGACGGCGGACATCGCCAGCGAGTTCTCGGGAGTGACCGGCACCCCGGCCTCGCTGAGCGAGGTGCGGTTCAGATGGTCCAGCAGGGCCAGCGACGTCAGCGGGTAGGCGGGGTTCTCGATGGTGGAGCGCTGCTCGAAGAGCCCGAAGATGCTCATGCGACACGCTCCAGACGGCGCGGCTCAGGCATCTTGGCGGCCTGGTAGTGGGCCTGGATGCGTTCCAGCGCAACGACTCCAAAGACGCCGCCGATGATGAGCGCCGCCGGCCAGTAGATGGACCAGACACCGACCAGGGCGACGAGCGCGAACAGAACCTCCACGAGGAGGAGGAGCAAGGCCATCCAGTCCACCCCCTTCGCCTTCGTCTCGGTCATGCGTCGGTCCCGGTGATCTCGCCGCTCAGGACGGCCGCTGCGGCGGCGATCCAGGCTCGTTGGATCTCTGGGGGTAGGTCCTCCCAGCGGGGCAGCTCCGCGCCGGTGACCAGCGACTTGCGGCCGGCATTCTCGCGATATCCGTAATAGGCGAGCATTCCGTAGCGGGGGTGCAGCTCTGGCATTTCCCACACCTCCTTTACCAAATGGACGGGGGTCCGTCGTCTGTCATGAGCGCGCCGTGCTCAATTGCCCAGCCGCGCGCCTCATTGGCGAGCAGAGCGCCCAAAAACGCGGAAATCGACGCTCCAGCGATTTTTCGCACGATTCGTCGGTAGAACTCGGTCTGACCCGGCATACGGTCCTCAGCGCTCGATCGGCGCTTCCCATCGGCGATTGCCGACGACAGGGCGTGCAAAGTCAGCGTCGGGTCGTTGTCATGGGTGATTTCGTTGCCCTGATGCGCTGTTTGGAACCGTTCAATGATCTGGTCCATTCGCATCTCGGAGTTGAGCCACAATTCGAGCACATCGGGCTGGAAATCGCCCGCTTTCTTGGCCCAATTCTCCAATTTCGCGCCATATTGGCCGGCCCACTCATTTACCTCATTTTGCCAATGCTGGGGGTTGCACAGCATCGTCAAAACCCGATATCCGAGCCAAGCGTCGTCTACGGCCGCCGAAACGTCTTCTCGGGGGATTTTCCACCTCGTTGAGGGCATTTCCGGCGGTTTTTCCCACGTACGGAGGTGGAAAAGCCGTCCATCGCTCATCCGGCAGGCCACCAGGCTCGCGGAGTCCTTCTGGGTGCCCGTAAACCCCAACGCGATGCGCTCCAGGGGCTCCAGCTTCTCATTTGGCCGGGCCTGCGCGGCCCACTTGATGGCATCGACGGCATCCGAGGAGCCGACCGTGACCTCGTTGAGGAAGAAGCGCCTGGCCTCGTGCTTGCCGGTGGCCGGGTCGCGGATCTCGTCCATGATCCGGTCGATGCGGACCCAACCGCCGTTCTCGACGGCCGAATCGCCGTAGACGTAGACCAGCTCGGCCCGCAGCGCCGCATCGTCGTCCAGATCCACGCTCGTGCGCGGCGGCCGGTAGTCGATGAAGACGCCCGGAGCCTTCGCCGCGTAGGTCCGCTGGGCCACGCTCTCCTCGGCCGGGTCCCAGGCGTTGGTCAGCTCCATCCAGCGGCCGTCCATGCCGGCCAGGCCGCGCTTCATGGTGCGCGCGAGCGCCAGCCCGCCGGAGACCTCGGTGTAGAGCCCGCTCTCGGTGAAGGTCGCGTACGTGATCCGCGCGCCCAACCTGGAGCGGGCCTGCGCCGTGACCGGTTCGATCCGGCCGCCGGTCGGCAGGTTGGTCCGGCCGAGCCCGACGTCCAGCCCGGGCAGGTTGGCGATCGGACCCTCAGTGAGCATGGTGAAGATCGGCCGGTAGGTGTTGTCCACCTGATCTTCTGAGTTCGCTGCGCACTGAATCCAGGGCGTCGGCATCTCCATCCCGACCGGTTCGCCGGCGGCGTCCCAACCGGCGAACCGAACCGGGCCGAGGGCCTGCGCACACGCCTGCGCCGCCGCGATCGGGTCCTTACCCGACTTCTGCGGACGCACCAACAACGCCCCGTAGTACGTGAAGGCCTGCGAACCCATCTCCGGACGTGCCTGGGGCTTCAGCCGGTAGGTCCACAACAGGTGGTTGATCTGCTCGTTGGTGAGGATGAACGGAAGGCCCTTCTTCAGGCCGTCCGGGACGATCAGGTTCTCTTCGATCCAGTCCGCGACGAGGTACCCGAGGGTCGGAAAGTCCCCCGGGTAGTCCTCACCGCGCCACGGCAGTTCAGCTCTCCTTAGCCAGCTTCGGATCGACGGCCTTGAGGCGGTCGCGAGTGCCGCGCCGCTCGTTGAGGTCGCGTACCGCGCCGACCTCGTCCGAGCTGATCTCCCAGCGCAGCCGCATCAACGCGAGAGGCGAGCGGCCGAGCCGGTCTTCCTGCTGGCGCACCTCGGCGGTGATGTAGGCCAGCGCGACGGACGAGTTGCTGGTCTCGATCAGCAGGCAGTTCCGGACGTAGCGCGCGACCAGGTCCCCCATGTCGTTCTTGGCCCACATGGCGGCCTGCGGCGTCGACCAGAGCCGGCGCCAGCGCTTCAGCTCGGCGGCGGTGTGATCGTCGAACGGCCAGTCCGGCACCGGGCCCGAGTAGCCCTCAGCCGGCAGCTGCTGCATGGCGATGGTGGGGTTTCGCCGGGCACGCTGGTCGGCCGGCTTCGGAAGAGCACCCATTCCGGCCATCAGCGGCCTCCCTTCAGAGAAGTTTCTTGCCCTTGCGGGCGTTACACGAGCGACAGAGCACGCTCATGTTGCTGGGCTCGTACGCCAGGTCGGGGCGAAGCGAGCGCGGGACGATGTGTTCGCCTTCCAGGCCGCCCTCGCCGACGCGGTGCGCGGGGCGCCGGAAGCCGGGGCAGACCCAGCCGTTGATCCGCACCCAGGCCGCGACCGTCGCCTTCTTGAGCTTCGTGTGCCGGGAATCGAGCGGCGCCAGCAGGCTGCGGTTGGACTTGCGGTGCGCCTCGCAGCGCGCCTGGTCGGAGGGGTAGCCGCACACGATGCACGGCTTGCGCCCCACATCACTCGACCTCCGACCGATGCACGACACCCGGCGACATCAGCTCGGCGCCGGTCAGGAACTCGACCAGCTCGCGCATGAGGGCGTGTCCGCCGAGCAGGTGGCCGAACTCCCGCCAGACCTCGATCTCCTGACAGAGCACCTTGCCGACCGGGCCCGGGTACCGCCGGTGCGCGGCGTTGAGGGCCTGAGTGATCACCGTGCCGTTGGGCCGGTTCGGGAGGTCGGGAATGGTCGTCCTGGGGTCTGCAGGGCTCACAACGCCACCACCCGCGCGATACCGGCCGCCTTGATCAGTCGCATGCAGCCATCGCACGGCTCTCGGGTCACATACAGCGTGGCACCGACCAGATCGGCTCGATCGGTGTAGAGCAGCGCATTCGCCTCGGCGTGGATGGCCACGCACTGGCCCTTGCCGGTGTCGTAGCTGGAACCCGGCCCGACCCCGGACAGCCGGCGCGGGCACGTGGCACAGCCCGGCTCGCCAGCGGGAGCCCCGTTGTAGCCGGTGCCGACGATCCGCCGGTCCCGCACCACGAGGGCGCCCACCTTGGCCCGCTCGCAGTCCGATCGCGAGGCGGCCCACTCGGCGCCGTGGATGAAGTACTCGTCCCATGTCGGCCGCCTCATGAGAGCCAGTCGACGAACGGGAGCGAAAGCAGGTACAGGACCACGGCGAGCAGGCCAACCAGCCCGAGAACGGCGATGGTGAGCGCGGCAGCGAGTCCCAGAAGATCCTTCCGCGCAGGACGCGCCACCTCACACACCTCCGACCCCCGACAAGTCGAGACACGTGTCCTGGGCGAAGTGTGCACTCTGCAGTTGGGAGCGCGCACACTAACCCGCGGTGCGTGCAACATCGTTCACCCATTTGGCCTAGAAGATCGGGGAGAAATGACGAGGCGAGACGTCTTTCGGCCGCTACAAGACTCGGGTGCGCGGGAAGTTCAGCCGAATGGCTTCACGCGTGAGCCGGATGCCGACAAGCCGGATCTCACATGGCTGTTCACCGTGCGCGGGCTGGACCTGGTGCCGCGCGAGCTGATCGAACGGATCGCCGAGCACTACGACAACGGCGCCGCCAAGTACTCCGCGCACAACTGGCGCAAGGGCACCGACCCGGCCTCGCTGGCCCGCTACCGGCGCTCGGTGGCCCGCCACATCTTCGCCTGGTTCCGCGGCGAGACCGACGAGGATCACGCCGCCGCGGTGGCCTGGAACCTGTTCACCTGCGAGATCAACGCCGCGCTGGCCAGCAGGATGGACAACGTCCATGACCTCGAACCGCTGGATGGGCCCAACAGGGGGTAGCGCGCGTGCAACCCCGCTGCTAGGTTTCTCCTCGGTCGGCGCTCACCAGCAACGCAGGTCACAGGGCGAAGCTGGGGGCCCCGAAAGCCTGAGCGCCGACCACCTTCCGAGGAAGATGCGTTCGACGTAAGAGACCGCGTCGAAGCGGCCACTTCCTCGGAACGGGGAGCGGTGGCCCCAGCCTGTGCCAGAAGCGGGCTGGGTCCACTGTCCCCAGGTTGATCAACCCCAGCGGTGGGCTTCGCTGGGGGTCTGGCCCCGACCCCGCATGCCACCTGTCTTGTGCGGGGTCGGGGTGCCCAATCCGAAGGACAAGGAAGGATACAACCGTGCCCATTGGCGGTTCATCGAGCCAGATCAAGGACGTCGCCGAGGCGGTCCACAACCAGCTGTTCCCGGCCCTGACCGGGCTGCTGGAGCGCTACGGCAACATGGGCGAGCAGCAGGAGCGCATGGAGGGCGGCAAGCAGGGCCCGGCCGACAGCACCTGGGCTTCCCAGGCCTTCCAGGTGAAGGCAGCAGCTGACGAACTCACCGAGCAGCTTCGGCGCGCGGGCGCCGAGGAAGTCGGGCAGATCCGGCTCCCCGAGCAGATCACCCGTCAGCCCGGCGGAGAGCGCTACCGCGGCCAGTGACCGCGTGAAGTGACGGAGGGGCCTGTCCCAGACTCGGCGGCTGGGGCGGGCTCCTCCGTGCGTAGGGTTGCCGGCACTACTTGACATAGGGCTGCCGGCACTAGTAGTATGGCCCTATGACAACCACCAAGAAGCTCTACGACTGGACCCTCCAATACCTCACCCCCTGGACCGTCGCCCAGACGAACATGGGCCGAGTCTTCCTGCTCTCCGGGGTGGTGGTCCTGCTGTGGCTCGCAGCGATCATCAACTTCCCGGCGGAGGCGTCGGCGGCCGAGAGCCGCGCGCCGTACAGCCGGGCGCAGTTCGGCCCGGCCTGGGCCGACGTCGACCGCAACGGCTGCGACACCCGCAACGACATCCTCGCGCGGGACATGCCCGACGAGACGTTCAAGCCGAGGACGCACAACTGCGTGGTGCTGACCGGCACGCTGCGGGACCCGTATACCGGTAAAACGATCAAGTTCGTCCGCGGACCGAACAGTCGGGCGGTCGAGGTTGATCATGTCGTCTCGCTGTCCAACGCATGGGCGACGGGGGCGCAGAGGTGGTCACCGGCACAGCGGCTGGCCTTCGCCAACGACCCGCTGAACTTGCTGGCCGTGAGCGGGCCAGCCAACCAGCAGAAGGGTGCCGGCGACGCGGCGACCTGGCTGCCGCAGAAGAGCTACCGCCACGACTTCGTACTTCGACAGATCGCGGTGAAGACCAAGTACCACCTGTCAGTGACCAAGGCCGAGCACGACGCGATGGCGAGGTGGGCACGATGACGTACCAGAGAGGCGACCGCATCCGGTTCACCGTCGGCCCGCTGGGCCTGCTGGAGTCGATCAGCAGCACGAGGTTCGTGGACGCCACGGTGAAGAAGGGCGACGAGGGTATCTACCAGGGCCCGCACCCACTCATCACCGAAGAGGACTGGCACATCGTCCAGGTCGGTGAGTGGATCTGCCCAGTGCACGGCGGCATGATCGACCAGATGACCGAGAAGATCGAATGAGCTTCACGCGGTGCTGAACGCGTGAGGAACGAGGGCGGGGACCCGAGGAGCGGGGTCCCCGCCCTCAGCCATGCCGGCGGGCTGCCGCCGCTCGCACGTCGCAGAGTCGAACCCGCTTCGGGTGGCCGACCGCGGCGTGGTTCTCCCGGGCCCACGCCCACACCCAGCGCTTGGAGCGGCCCACCAGCTCGGCCGCTCGCGCGATGAGGACCCAGTCCTCCCCCGTCTCGACCGCCCACTCGCTGATCACCCAGTGCTCGCCGGCCCAGACCGCCGCCTGGTCGATGGTGGCACAGAGGTCCGGCCGGGTCTCCCAGAGCGCCTTGCGGTACTGCAGAGCCACCTGGCGGGCCCGATCCACGGGCAAGTCCCCAGGGAAGGGCCAACCCGTCACACCTACCCCCCTGTATGCTCCTCGACGTGTTCAGCCGACCGCGTCCGCCTCTGTAGGGGCAGGCTCCGGCCTGCCCCTCTCCGGGGTGTGGGCCAGCGGCTAGGCCACCGGCTTCGGGTGCCGGAAGACGTGGGTTCGAGTCCCACCTCCCCGACTCACGCTTGCGCCGCCGCGGTCACCCGGGCGAACCAATCGAAGTGCTTCGAGTCGAAGCCGTTCCCGCAGCTCTCGCACTCCACCTGGTCGGAGCCGTCGTAGCGGACCAGGGCCTTCTGCCCGCAGTGGGCACACGCCGCAGCGAGGCGGTGGCCAAGCTTCGTGCGCCCCGCGACGAACCGGACCCGCCCGTGCAGCGCCACGAGGTGCAGCGCACCATCCAGGCCGGTCGTCTCCGTGGCGTGTCGTTCCCCCGTAGCCTCACGCGCCGGCTCCCCTTCAACGGTCCAAGTGGTGCGCAGCTGGGGCCCCAGCTCCAGAAACTCGTCGATCCGGGGCCTCAGCCAGCGAACCGCGCGGTCGACCCGCGCCGGCAGGCGCATAGCCGCCGCGGTCTCCTGGCCCAGGCATTCTGCCCAGAACTGGACCTCGAAGTCGATCTCAGCCCGCAGAGCCTCGATTCCCAGCAAGATCGGCGTCGGTAGCTCGCGCGAGCCATTGACCTTCGCCCCGTCGCCCCAGCTCCCGTTAGCCGCGATCAACTCCGTCAGCGTGTCCACATCGGACGGGAGCTGACCGACCGACCTCTCCAGATGCCCATTGCAGCTGCGGCACAGCACATCTGGGGCCCGAAGCTGCGCGCCCGTCCATAGGTACCCGGAGCCGCCCTGCGCTCGCTGGCGCGCCCGGCACAACCCGTTACGGGCACATCTGCGCTCGTCGATGCTCCCAGCGTAGGCGGCAACCTGGGTCGTACAGATCTTGAGGAAGGAAGTGGAGTCTCCCCTTCCTC